CAGTTGACATTAGAAAGAAATTGGATATAATGAGAACAACACAGTGGAGCCAACTATCTGATATTGTGGATTCGTACTACATTGCTAAACTTGGTTTCGTGAAGGAGAAGGCTAATGAAGATCACTCGTAAAAGCATTATCACTGGTATCGAACGTACGCGTGATATTCCGGTCAACCCAGAGCATTACATCATGTGGGAAAAAGGATACGGAAATATCCATGATATGATGCCCTATTTGAATGACAGCGATAAAGAGTTTATTCTTTCCGGTATTACCGAAGCGGAATGGAAAAAAGCATTCGCGGAAGTAAACGAAGAGGTTTAATTTGACAGTAGTAATATTTAATGGTCCGCCGGGGACTGGCAAGGATGAGGCCTGTTCATTCTTCCAGAACCTCGGCTATAAACATCTATCCTTTAAGGAAGAACTATTCAAAGAAACATTCAAATTTTTTGGTGTTTCCAAGGGTTGGTTTATGAAAGGATATGATGATAGATCTATAAAAGAGAAACCCGCACCACAATTGAAGGTAAATGGGACATCTGTAAGTCGTCGAGATGCTATGATCTATGTTTCTGAGAAATATATCAAGCCAAAATTTGGAAATGATTTCTTTGGTAGGCAACTTGCTTCTCACATAAAACCAAATATGCAAGTCTGCATCAGTGATGGCGGCTTCGTAGAGGAACTTCACCCAGTTATAAATACTGTTGGAGCTGACAATATTGCTATCGTGCAGCTCACACGAGATGGATGCGATTTCTCCTCTGACTCTAGACGTTATTTTGACGGCAGTCTAGTCGAACAATTCATCATTGGTAAGCAGACTGATATTCCAGACAGGCATGTGCTTACACCAAAATTTCCAGTTCGTATGTATCGCATCCACAATAACGGTAGCATAGACCAATTCAGACAAGTTCTGAATACGATCTACGAAAAGGAAAGAAATGAACAGCGAAACCAAGAAACCAAGACCGAAAGTATTCCTTGAGAATCCTTACGATCTTGAAACCGTTTTTGAATCACTAAGTATCGCCTCCAATCATGACAAAGAACTGATTTATATGGACAGATTACTTGCCATGATTCGATTAGATCCAACAGCAGATTTAACTACCATAAACTACAATATTCTTAGAGAACTTGATATTCTAAAACTCGAAAAAATCAACTGAGACAAAGGAGTCTATATAATGGGTAAAAAGGCCTCGGGTAAAACTTACGTTTCCAAAGGTGAGCGCAAAAATGTGAGCGCATCCACTCTTTCGGGCATTCGTAAAGAACGTAACCCTGCTGAGAAGGTTATTAATGTCCAACAAGCTTGGCTGAAAGGTCAAAATCCTTGGGTGACTATTGATAACCCCAACAAAGAAGATAAGAGTCGTGCCAAGATTCGTGTCAAGGCTAATGAACTTTGGGGACATCCAAAAGAACGTCTCAAGAAAATGTTCGTGATGGCTGGTGCTTGAACTTAAAAGGAGGGTGGTTACCAGCCACCCTCCTCAATATTATTGAGGATTAACATGAGTGCCATAGTAAAAGGCAAAATTGTAGATACAGATGTGTCTCGCAATTCTAAAGGCGGGACTGAGCAAATGCGAGAACGTTTGCTACGTTATATAAATCCAGATCTTCTCGATAAGGTTGTCGTGCATTTTTCACGTTATCGAAAAGAAAATCATGTCGATGGTATTCCTAATATTTTTTATGCCCACGATCTTATCGGTGATCCAGAGAATAAAGTTCTCATGAATGATGGTTATAAGAAATTTGCCAAGATTGTTTTTGTATCACACTGGCAAAGAGACCAATTTATGCTTGCATATAAAATTCCCTATTCACATTGTACTGTGATTGAGAATGCAATCGAGTGGGAATTTGAAGCAAGGCAAAAAGATACAAGTACAATCAAATTCATTTATCATACCACACCGCATAGAGGTCTTGAACTTCTATTCCCTATGTTTGATGCTTTGAGTAAAGAATTCTCGAATATTCATCTTGATGTATTTTCCTCCTTCGAGATATATGGTTGGAAGGAACGCGACAAGCAATATCAAAAATTGTTTGATGATATGAAAATGCATCCTAAGGTAACATATCACGGTACAAAATCAAACAAAGAAGTCCTTGCTGCATTGCAGGAAGCAAATATATTTCTATATCCCTGTATCTGGCCTGAAACATCTTGTATAGCAATGATTGAAGCGATTAGGTCTGGATGTCTTGTCATACATCCTAGTTTTGCAGCACTGCCGGAAACGGCATCTGAAGCAACAATCATGTATGATTACACAGAAGATAAGCATGAACATGCTCGCAGAGCATATCGTTACACTCGAAAAGTGTTACAGTATGAAAAACAAACAGGCGAGTTCATAAACAGTTACATGGCTGATACCCGTTGTGAATTGCCCAGGAATTCCATTGAAGCGTTTGTTGGGAAATGGACGGATCTTCTAAAAGATGTTACAAAGACCAAATAAGGCAGTTGACTTTTATGTGGTATTTGATAAAATAGATCATATGCACTTAAATAAGGATTTAACAGATGGCCATTTTGGTTGATTTTAACCAGGTGATGCTAGCATCACTATTCATGAGTCTTGGTAACCATACCAATACTGAACTTGATGAAAATATGATTCGTCATATGTTTCTCAACTCTCTCCGTCACAACCGTCACAAGTTTAAAGATGAGTTTGGTGAAATTGTAATTTGTGCTGATGCTAAAAATTCTTGGCGTCGTGCAAATTTTCCGTATTATAAAGCCAACCGCCGTAAATCTCGTGAAGAATCAGAACTTGATTGGTCTGAATTGTTTCGTGTGATGGGGCTCATTCGTGATGAAATTGCTGAATTTTTCCCATATAAAGTTCTTCATTTTGAAGGCTGTGAAGCTGACGATATTATTGGAACTATTTGTCACGAACATGGTACTGTTTTGAATAATGGTGGCGAGCAATTTCTTATTCTTTCGGGTGATAAGGACTATATTCAACTTCACAAATACTCGAACATCAAGCAATACAACCCTACTATGAAAAAGTGGGTTCAAAATTCGGATCCTGATAAATATCTTCTGGAACATGTATTGAAAGGTGACAGTGGTGATGGTGTCCCTAATATTCTCTCCCCTGACAACTCGCTAGCTATCGGAGAACGCCAAAAGGCAATGACGGCAAAGCGAATGGAAGAATTGATTAAGGGTCCAGAGTACATGGACGAGATTACTCGTGCTCGTTATTTTAGAAATAAGATGATGATCGACTTGAGTCAAGTACCTGAGAACTACAAGGAACAAATACTGAAAGCTTATGCTGAAGAAAAAGCTGTAGGTAGATCTGCTCTTTTCAATTACTTTGTATCTAAGAAACTGAAACATCTTTTAACCGATATACAGGACTTCTAAAATGAAATTTTCTCAGCGTGACTTGATAGTTTTGGAAACTGCTGCTATTAACTATCAAGCATTCTGGGAAGAATGGATGATCCGTATAAATGATGGATCTTGCAGTCCAGAACACGTTAAAAGAAATATAACAGAATTTTCACAATTGGTGAAGCGAATTAGACTCGAGGAAAAATAATGAGATTGTCGATTTCAGAAATTGTCAAGAAGGCAGGTACCTTACAGACAAATGAAGAGAAAATAGAATGGCTTAAGAAGAACAATAATGGTGCTCTTCGCACAGTTCTTAAATATGCATATGATACTGAAAATGTAAAATTTCTGATCCCAGATACTCCACCGCCTTGGAAGAAGAATGATTACATTGGTGTCGAAGGAATGCTTTACAATGAAGCTCGTCGACTTCGTATCTTTGTTAAAGGTGGCGGTTATGATGAATTGAATCAAGTCAAGCGAGAACAATTGTTCATCAGCCTTCTTGAAGATGTTGATAACAATGATGCCGAAATGCTTTGCAAGATGATTTCTCAGAAACCTTTTGACGGACTACCAAAGGAAGTTGTTGTTTCTGCGTTCCCTGAAGATTATGCAAAATAACAGTTGACAAACGTATCAGAACATATTAGATTAGAATCATAAATTAAAACTAGGAGAGAGAAAAGAAATGCCTAAGTCCTTTAAAAAGTTCCGCGAAGAATGGGACGATGAGTGGGGTGACAACGAAGACGATCATCGCCGCAAGGACCGTAAAATGGAATCTCGTCGAGAAAAGCGCCGAGAGAAAGCAACTGAGAAATTCTCCAAGTTCGACAATCGGGATGAGGAATAATCCTCATCCCTTATAAGGATGATTATGCGACAAATTTATCTTGATTTAGACGGAGTCATGGCTGACTTCGACCGACACTTTCTTGAGTTGTTTGGGATGGAAAGTAAGGATCTAGATGATCCTACTCTTTGGAAAAAGATCAATGGCTATGGAAAGTTTTTCTTGGAACTTCCGCTGTGCCCAGGTGCTATGGATTTCTTTGAGACTATCCGTGCACGAAACCCCATCGTTTTAACGGCATGCCCAAAAACAAACTATCAGGTGGCGGCTATTCAAAAACGCGAATGGGTCCGAGAACATCTTGGTACTGATATTCAGGTATTACCAGTACTTGGTGGGAAGAATAAAGTTCTTTTCATGCACAAGAAAGGTGATATTCTGATCGACGACTTTGAGAAGAATTGTATTCCTTGGCGTGAACACGGTGGTGAAGCTATTGTTCACCGTAATTTTGAATATACACGGAAACAACTAACTGCAATAGATGAACTGGGTGGTCTTGGAAATGCCTAATATGTTTTATGATAATGTGATTGTTGTTGATTTTGATGGTGTCTGCGCGTACTGGGAACATGGTTTCCATGTCTGGATGGTATCCAACGGTTATCAAGTGAAAGATCGCCGTGAATATGAAATCGACAAGAAATATGGTCTTTCCCTTGATGTTGCAAAGGTAATGTCTCGAATGTTTAACGAGAGTGCTGCTCTTGCTAAACTACCCCCCATGCGTGATGCTATCAAATATATCCGAAAACTGCATGAAGATCATGGATATGTTTTCCACTGTATTTCAGCTATTCCAGATGATCACTATGTCTATGAAGCTCGCTGGAAGAATATCGAAAATCTGTTCGGCAAAACTGCCTTCGAAAAATTGACTCTCTGTGAAACTTCTCGGAACAAATCTGCACTTCTTGCTGAATACAAAGATGCTGGTTGTTTCTGGATTGAAGATCTTCCTAAAAATGCTGAAATGGGTCTTAAGTATGGTATGAAACCTCTTATCATGCGTCAGCCTTACAACCAGGATTATTACCATAGACTGATACCACATGTTGATAATTGGAAGGAAATTTATGAATATGTAGTCGGTGAGAGACTACATCCTGTATAAATACTACTGTAGATCACAGTAGATATGAATTTATTGAAGGGGAGGATCTACAAAGATCCTCCCCATTTTCGTTTAAGGAGTTTTAATGCCAGTCTACTCAATTCAGAATAAAGAAACTCTAGAAGAGTTTGAAGTCTCAATGAAATACTCTGAGCTTACCGAGTATTTGGGACAAAACCCCCAATTAAAGCAAATCTTTACCAAGTTTCCGGGAGTCGTTGACCCGACAAGAATTGGCGTTCGCAAGACCGACAATTCATTTCGTGATGTTCTAAGCAAAGCTAAATCAGCACATTTACACTCAACAATCGACTACTGATTTAAGTGGTCGGACAAGGAGGCTTCATGTCAAATAAGCGTCTTACTCGCAGACAGAAAAGACAACAAGATACAGAAGTGGAGAATATACTAAATAAAAAGTTCGCAATGAAGCGAATAACTCCAATGACAAAGAACCAAGAGAAAGTTGTAAAAGCTTATAATCAAGGTTTACATATTGCTAACATTGGAAGTGCCGGTACAGGCAAAACTTATCTTTCTATGTCACTTGCTTTAGAGGAAGTACTCGAGAAAGAAGAATATGAACAACTCATCATTATTAGATCCGCAGTTCAATCTAGAGAACAAGGTTTTATGCCAGGATCACTTACAGAAAAGATGGGTTATTATGAAACTCCATACCAAGACATTGTTAACGACCTGTTTGGCCGACCTGACGCATATCAGATTATGAAGGGCAAAGGTATGCTTAAATTTATGTCAACCTCGTTTGTTAGAGGTTTGACTTTTGATAATGCTATTATCATTGTTGATGAATGCCAGAATATGACCTACCAAGAACTTGATACTGTGATCACACGTGTAGGTGAAAGTTCAAAAATTATATTCTGCGGTGATATGAAACAAGACGATTTGAAGATTTCAAAACATAGAGCAGATGTTTCTGGTCTCAAAGACTTTATCAGAGTTATTAGTAAACTAGACGATTTTGCCGTTGTTGAATTTACGACTGATGATATTGTTCGCTCGGGATTGGTTAAACAATATCTGATTGCTAAAGAAAAAGAATTGGAAGTGGCGTAAGCCACTTCCTTTAACGGAGAATAAAATGCCCGAAGTTTGTGTGGCTACGGTTGATAAAAACATCGGGCATGCTTCGACATGCCCTAACCCATATCATCAAGGGACCTATAAGGCTGGGCTGAATAGCAAAGTTTATATAGGCGGTAATTTGGTTATTGTCAAGGGCGACGGTATGTCTGGCTGTAAGGATATTGCAGTAGGAGCGTCGTCTAAGGTTTACATAGGTGGTATTGGTGTCCACCGCAAAGGAGACGCTACAAGCGGACATGACTTCGGCGGCTGCCCTGGTACATATCCAGCAAATGCGGCAGCAACTGGTTCTAGTAAGGTTTCGGCAGGTTAAGAATGGCAGATACAAATACAACAAATTACGAATTCATCTTACCCGAACCTGGTGGTTCTGATGATACTTGGGGTGTAAAGAATAATAGCAACTGGGAAGCAGTTGATTTTCTACTGAAAAGTTTTTCTGATTTAATGGCAAACATTTCAGCTTATACATCACCAGTTGGTTCTATTATAGCACATGCTGCAGAAACTCCACCTACTGGTTGGCTCGAATGTAACGGCCAAGCTGTTTCAAGACAAGTTTACCATGAACTTTTTGCAATAATCGGAACAAGATTTGGTGCGGGTGACGGATCTACAACATTTAATCTTCCAGATCTTCGCGGTGAATTTATCCGTGGTTGGGACCATGCTAGAAATGTTGATCCAGATCGTGTCTTTGGTTCTTGGCAAGTAGATGAGTTTAAATCACATACTCACCAGATGCGTGTTCAGGCATCTGGCGGATTTCCGAATGCTCGAGATGGAGGCGGTCAGGCAAACCCTGCTAGCGGTGCATATACCTATCCAACTGGGGGTAATGAAACAAGACCTCGCAATGTTGCTTTAATGTATTGTATTCGAGCATGACAGTTTCACATTACGGGATTGGTTCTTATGGATCTGGTGTATATGGTATTATAGGACCAGCACCAACATCATATTCAGAATGTTTGGAATTTGTAAATAATTCTGAATTAGTTTCTACCAAATTGAGATATATTTCTCTTCTTCCTAGTTTTCGTGTAGGAAAAAATCCGGAATATGTTAATGGGCTTACAGCATTGGCAAAAGAAACAAACGAATCGGTACGACAAGCTTTATTAAATGAAGTATTCAATTTCCTTTATCCTCTAACGGGAGAAGAGAAAGCATCGTTTGGTTATTTCTTGACAGATTATATTGCAAACAATCCAGGTATTGTCGATGGTATATTTAGTTCATATATTGGTAGTTATACAGATCCTGACGGAAATCCTACTTAATAGGTTATCATTATAAATAACCATAAAAATAAGAGGATAGTATGACAAAGATAACGCTCAGAGGCGAAAAAGGTACCGCACTGTCGTATCAAGAAATGGACGAAAATTTTGTCCATATTCTGAATCTTATTGATACAGGCGGTAGTGGTAATACTTCAATTGCATCAAGAGTATTGACATTAGAAGCTGATGTTACTCAATTAAATAATGATATTGGTCTTATCAGTAATACTCAATTAGCATTCACATTTACTGAAGCCCTTGCAAATACTCTATATAGAGTCTCTGTCCTTCAAGATGATGTTGATCTTCTAGTATCTGAATATACTGGTGTGAATGGTGCTGTATTTTATGCACAGACCGCTATGCGAGATGCACAATCTGCAAGAAATTCAGCACAGACGGCATATCAATCTGCTATTACTGAAGCAAATAAAGCTCTTAACTATTCTCAACAAACTATACAGACATACAACTTGGCTGAAACTGCAAGAAGCCAAGCTAATGCTGCTCTTACAGCAGCCGTCTCTGCCAAAACAGCTGCTGAATCTGCTAGAGATTTAGCACAAAGCGCATCTTCAACAGCAACGACCGCATCAAATGCTGCACTTGTGGCAAGAACAGGAGCAGAAACCGCTCTATCATCCACAACTACTGTGAAAAATGCCGCCGAACTTGCCTATGAAAATACAAGATTTTATGCTTCATTAGCAAATACTGCGGCATCTATTGCTGTATCAGCTAAAAATGATGCAAATTCTTCACTTACTCTCATACAAACACAAATTACGGCTATTAATCTTTCAAGAAATATTGCGGAAGATTCAAAGCAAGTAGCAAATACAGCCTATAATCTCGCACAAAGTGCAAAGGTTGATGCTGAAGGTGCTTTGACACTGATT